GTTATGTGTTCTTTGCATCAACATAGAATCTACTAGGGATGTCTCTGCTTTCTTTAATCCTCCTTCACTAAGCCAAAGGTATTCATCTTCATTAAGGCAAAGTGGTTTCTTTCTATAAGACCAAAGCTCGTTAAGTTTTGCTTTACGTTCATCGCATTTGCAGTCTTCACCTAATATAAACTTTGCTACCTTATCTATTCCTGTTGCCTGGAGCACATTCTCTATTGTATCTCCCAGTCCTGTTGCTTTTCTTTTAGCCATTCGTAATCTTCGTTTAAGTAATCTTCATAGTCCTCATTAAGTAAACTAATTAAGTGCTTTTTTGTTCTATTGGTGGTATAGAATATACAAGAAAGGCTTATTCCAGTCTCTTTTGATAGTTGACGCATTGACTTCTCACTTGTTACGTATAGTTCGAATAGCATTTTATCAAACCAATCGACATTATTAAGTTCGTCTCTAACGCGTTTATTTAGTTCTTCGTATGCAATTATACTTTCAGTCTCGCAAACGGCTTCAGAAACGGTCTTATCTAGTTCAAACGTGATTGGCTCTTTCTTTAGGAAGTCAAAGTAAATATTGCGCAAAGTAATCCATACGAATGATGATGTTATCTTTTGGTCTGGCTTGATGTACTTATCTAATCGAAGGTACATCTCTTGCACGATATCTTCTGCCTCCGTTTTAGCACCAAAGGACCGAGCGATATTCACCCAGTCCTTGTGTTTTTGTGCTATTATTTCTATTTGCTTAATCATGCTTTGTTATCTTCCACGATTGAATCGTATTGAAAAACACTCCAGCTTCTCGTTTTGATTCTTGAGCTTTCAGATTGTAATCTACTTCGACAACATCTCCAACTCGATTGTATTTAAGAACGTTATCCACTTTTGCTTCTCCAAATACCTCGAAGTTACATGACTGAGCATAGTCTACATCATTTTCCATAACGTGAACGTACAGCTTTTTGTAGTTTCCTACTTCGATTACCTCTCCAATGTGTGTAATCACTCCAATAAATTTTGACATCTGCTTACTTATTTAAATTAATTGTTTAAAGATAAGTATTATTTATTTAACTGCGACTTAATTTCTTTTAATTTTTCAATATAAAGTGTTGCGTCAAAAAGTTCTTCTTGTAAGTGTTGTAGAAAGTCATCGGTGTTATTGTCTTCTAGTGTTGTTCCGTACTTTGCTATCCCCACTTCTGACCTTGTTTTGTATGCTTCAATAACCTTTGCAACGATAGCATCTTTTGGTGTGAAGTAGTCTTTACTAAGTTGATATAAATCGTCTCGCATTACAGCATTCTCATGTTTTAAATTACGTATCTGCTCAAACAATTGACTTGTTAATAGCCGTTCCATTGTCAATTCGTACTTTAATTCTTCTTTCTTTGTCATAATAATTCTATTTCTTGTTTAACTTCTTGCCAATAATTAATAGTTACATGATGTGATGCCATCCATAATATTTCATCAACTGCAATAATAGCACATTCTTTGGCTATATCAAAAGTGCCATTAAAAATATGATGTGATAACTCATAACTATATTTATCAAATAATTCCTCTGCTTTTTCCTTTGGTGTCATATCTTTTTAATATTTATATTAATTATTCCTTTCTCTAATTCTGCTATCCTTTCAAATGCTTTCTTTGAAAGGTCGATACTTACTTTTCTGAATGATCCTTTGTCATTTATCTTTACAATTACCGATTTATTATTTTCTATATTCGTAATCTTTAATCTAGTTCCTATTGGATAAACATTTGAAGCAGCTGTTAATTTGTTTTCATTATAAATTTCACCGCTGTAAGTTGTTTTACCATGAAATGAAGAATGATAATAGCTAGCCTTAAAACTTGTCAAACAAAAATAACACATTGATATAATTATTATTTTCATAGTAGTTTAATTTTATCAATTACCTTTCTCATATTTCGACAAATATAAACATAATTATCTGATTGTTTTATTGTCATTACCTCCGTTAGTGATTCAACATTACCCTCTAAAAACTTAATAAACTCTTCAATTTGTGGTTTATTTGCTTCAACAAATACATTGTCTTCAGGAAGTTCCTCTAGCTTTTCCATAGTCAACTGCATTAAACATAATACTTGACTTACATTTTTTATTATATTACTCATATTATTTCTTTTAATTTATTTTGGTATGCTTGGTGTGCTTCTAATTCAGTTTTAAATCTACCTAAAAAAATAGCCTTTCTATTTATTTCTATTCTACTCACCCATTTATCACTTGCTTTATCCCAGTTTACCCCTTTATATTGACTAGAATAAATGCTTTGATTTTTTTTACAATTAAATCTTTGAGTTACAACCTGTAGATTTTCAGCTCTATTATCTTTAGGATTATTATTTATATGATCAATTACTATTTTGTGCCCACAAGATAGATGGTTTAAAAAAACTTCTGCTACTAATGAATGCAATGTTCTAGTATTAACTTTTTTATCTTTATATAATCGTACTATATCATATTTAAATGTTGAACATGATGTGCTTAATATTTTTTCGTTAACATCATAATAAACTCTTCCACTCCATTTTTTTCTTAATAATGATTTAACGCGCCCTAAATTGCTTACTTGATAAATACCTTCATAGTTAGGTATGTCTTTCCATATTTCCATAAAATAAAAAACCCTAGCTTCATGGGTAGTGCTACCAATCGGCTAAGGCTTTAAAAAAAGTTCTTATTCATCGGCACTACTCGATATGCAAATATAACTATTATTTTGTTATTCTACGATAATTTTCTTCAAAAGATTTTTTACTTAAAACAATGTCAAGCCCGCGTTCAGGTTTCACTCTTACAAAACGATCACTAAGTAGAACCAATGTTACTACCTTTTTGTCGCGCTTATCGTAGTATATTTTTGATTCTTGCATCATAATCATTTAAAAACGTTCTTGCATTCGTAACCTTCTCCTGCATTTGCTCAATCATTTTTGGATCGTATTCCAAATCAAACGAAAAGAATCGTTGCTCAATTGGAAGGTGAGAGTAAAATATATCCTCACCGTAATTCGCCTCGGCAGGTGTATCTAACATTACATACACTAACTTCGCTTTCTTCAATCCTAATAGATGCATGTACACTTGTAGTTGTGCTTCATAGTCTTTGTTAATTGGACTCGTTACAGCGTCTAAAAACGTAGTGTAGTCCCAACTGCATTTAGTGTCGATTACTAACTCGTCTGTGTAAACATCTGGTGTACCTTGAAAGTGTTCATCGTTAAAGTGTACTAAGTTCTTTTCTAGTATTCCTAATCCTAAACGTTCAGCTGTAATATCAATCGCATCTGACTCACACATATTTCCCTTATCGAAATACTTGGATCTAATTTCTTCACGTACTCCAGACTTTTGTTCTGCATACCACTTTTTTAAGTGGGTTGTCATTGTAGCACCTAACTTTAATTCGTCTTTACCATTCGTTAAAAGCAATCCAGCTGCGGATGCTCTATGTCTGTATATCTTATTTTCCATTTTTATTTTGTTTTTTAATATAATCCACTATATCAATTACATTTAAATCTTTTATATCAATGTTTAACTCGTCACCCATTTGTCTTATTCCTCTCAATGAATGTAACATTAATTTTGCAACTAATGATTGCCCACTATGAGTTAATTGAGAATCGATAAACATTTCTTCGTCTTTTATGATATCAATATTACTTCGCATCACTCAATAATTTTTGTACCTCAACAGATACGTTATACTTTGTTTTTACTTGTTCAATTGTATAGTTACCACCTTGTAATGCTTTCTTAACTGCATCGAAATTTGGTGTGTTAGGTTGTAATTCAGGAAGTACTTTAAATCCTTTTACTCTGATGCCCCCAACTACCTTACCCATCATTCTAATTGTCTCATCAAATTGTAACTCTACTTTAGTACCAATCCAGTTACCTATGTTCCGTGAATCCAAAAGTGATAATCCTTTCTCTAGTACCAAGTTGTTAGCTATCATTTTACGATTAGAACTATTACAAACCATGTCCATAACATCTTCTTCAAACTCCAGAAAGTAACCATCCGTTCTATTCCCTGATACATCTACACCCTTAGAGTAGTATGCATCTTTTATTGTAAGTACGCACTTACCTTTCTCTGCTGTAATTATTGCCACATCTACACCAGCAAGGTGCGAATGTTTACGATATTTCATCGCGTCTATATTATGCTCTTTCATGACTCTTTGTTTTTAAGTATTATTTCTATTAAATCTGGTTCACTAAATTCCCACATTAAGTACTGCAATAAATCCATTGCTAGTGATACCTGTTGTGGCTTGGTGTTAACTTCTTCCCCTAATATGTACCCAAGTCTTTTGATTACTTTTAGGTTAATTTCATGCTTATCAGTCAAGTTCGCTACTATCTTCATCTTCTTTTAATTTTTGTATTTGTAATTTAATTATGTCAATCATATCTAATTGACCTTCGATTTTTTCAGTTGATCCGTACTCATTAGATTTTCTAATTAATGCGCTTTGAAACCCTTTAAGGTATGCTTCAAGTAATTCTAGTTTATCGTTCATCTTCATTTATTTTAAGTTCTAAATCTTCTATTATGGCTTCAGATAATAAATCCATGATATCTTCTCCTTGGTGCATTACTCTTGTTATACATTCAAAACCACCCTCTGCTGGATGATCAAATGTTTGGGGAGCGTAGTGATCCCAGTCGTACTCGCAATCTAAAGTGATTCCGTAGTAGTCTACTTTTTTTGTTGATGTTGGCATAATTCAAATATTTAATTGTTTATATATGCAAATATAAGGTTTATTATTATAACTACGTTACATTTTTATAATATATTTTCAATTAATTTCATTATTGAATCGTAACTTTCTATTTCTGAATCAATTATATTACCATAAGTTATACCTTTATTTTTTTGTAAACAGATTGCAGATGTATTTTGTTGGTTTAATTCGTCAATTCTAAACTTTTGTAATGGCTTCAAAGTATCCTTTATTTCCTTTGATTCAATAAATATTGATACTCCATTTTTAATACATATTAAATCGGTTATTCCGTTCTTATTTGTTTTGATTAGATTGATGACATACCATCCATTTTTCTCAAATGTGATTTTAATTTTAGTTTGGAATGCGCTCATACTATTTCTTTTAATTTATTTTGATATGCTTCGCTTGCTTCTAATTCAGTTTTATGCATCCCTAAATATTTTGATTTTCCATCTATTTGTATTCTAGCAATCCATCTATTTTTATTTTTGCTAAAAGAAACCCCTTTGTATTGACTAGAGTAATTTACTTGTGTTTTTCTTGAATTATATCTAATGGTTACAATTTGTAAATTTTCTAATCTATTGTCTGTTTTAATATCGTTTATATGGTCAACTACTAATTTATTGCCACAAGGAGTATGACCAAGAAATGCCATTGCAACTAATTGGTGAACTTTATATCTTTTAATTTTTTTATTAGAAAGATTTATAGATAAATATCCATGAATATCTAATCTTAAAACTCTAATTTTCTCCTTTTTATCTCCATTATTACTTAAAGATTTAACTCTACCTAAACTGCTTACCTCGTATAAATCTTCATAACCAGGTACTTCTTTCCATATTTCCATAAAACAAAAAACCCCATCAATCGGAAGTCGCAGTTTCGTCATGACAGGGAATTATTAAAGTTCTTAAAGTATCTGCGACAATACAGATGTAAATATACTAATAATCTTTCTTAAAAACACTTAAAGTGTAGTTTTTTTTATTCATAACTGACTTATAAATTTTGTCCTCAATCCCCCCTTTTGAGAAAAACCAATAAATATTATTCTCTAATCTGTTGATAGTTGTAAGACGATCACGACTTTGCCAATAAGATACGGCACTAAAATCTATATTGTAGTAAACTAATGAAGATGCACGGCTTAAATTAACACCCTCTCTCCCTGAAACGATTTGATAAGCTATTGATTTATCCGTAGTATTAAACTCTTCTAGGTCTGTTGTTAGTGTATCCCCAAATATAAATTCTAATGCGTCTAATTCAGCTTTAAACTTGTAGAATATTGCAATCTGTCTAGACTTAAACATTGTATAAATACGGATAGCTTTGGAGTAATCTAGCACAGCAGTATTCCCAGACTCAAACTTAATTGTACCCGAATATAACTGATGCAATTTACTCATTAATTTAACCGATGTGTCGCCAAGTATTACTTCATGCTTGCCTTGTACGATTAAATCTTTCTCTAATCGTTTAATTAGTGCGTATGTTGATTCTTTCATGTCAACGTATATAATCTTTTCGTTGATTGTTGAACTGAATCCAGCTTCTTTTTGTGTGTACGTTATCATGTATGGTTTAATTACTTGTTCAATTAATTCTTTTTTACCACCAGAATAGTCTTTAATCATTCCATATCCTAAATGCTTTACTTTAATATCTACAAATACACTAGCCCACTTGTAAAATGTTGGGTATTGATGAAATGGTGTGTGCTTACTTATCCAAAACTGATGGTATATTTGGCTGTACGTCTCTGGATGAGGAGTACCACTTAGGAATATCAAAGGCAAATGTGAGTAGCGTTGTTTAAATTCTTTAGCACCTTTACTTGGCTTTGGGAATGATCCGTATTTGTGGTTTTCATCGCTTATAACGACATCAAATTGCCCTACCACCTTGTGTATTGATTCAGTATTTATAACTGCTAAATCAAAAGAAAATGGCATACTTGCATAATCTGACTCAATTGATGACATCGCTTTCTTTTTAGTCACAAATAAGACTGACTTAGCACCAAATAATTCACACGTGTTTAAAGCTGTTAATGTTTTACCTAAGCGTACCTCCATAGCAAGGTACGCAATCTTCTTATCTCGTAGTATCTCAACTGCTTTTTGTGATAGGTCAATCTGGTAATCTCTTAAAGTCTTCATATTTTTGATAGCCATTGTTTATAAATTTGTTCTGCTATTTTGCCTGTCATTAATGGAGGGACTGACATACCAATAATATATTTTGCATTATTATAACTATTATTAATAAAATTATAATCTAATGGAAAAGAACCAATTAACTTTAAATCTGAAATTGATATAGTTGTTGGCTCATCTTCTCTATAATAACCACCTCCTGAAGTTAATGTCATTGGAACTTTATCATTTAACACATAATTATCTCCAAATCTTTGTTCTTTCATTCCCAAATCTTTTAAAACATCACTCATTCTATTATGATGTTTATTTTTTAAAGCCCAATATTTCTCTACTAATTCACTCATAGGTAGTTCCGAACCGTCATTAACTTTAAAATCTTTATATTTAATCTTATTTTCATTAAAATTTAATTCAATCTTTGGAAGTTCGGTAAACATATCTACATATTGCATAAATTTAGGCGCTAAATCTTTACGTAAAGCAATAAAAAATACTCGTTCTCTACGTTGTGGCACTCCCATTTTAGATGCATTTAATAAAAAATGTTGACAGGTATACCCAGCTTTGTCGAAAGCCTCGTAAATTTTAATTACATATTGCTTTGCGTTACCTAATAATAAACCTTTAACGTTTTCAGCAACAACAACTTTCGGTTTTAACTCGTTTGCTAAGTCTATGAAGTCAAAAAACAAAGTGTCTAAAACTTGTAATTCTTGCCCCTCTCTAAATTTCTTTTCTTTTCCCCAATCTTTCTCACGATTACCAGCCATTGAAAAACTACTGCAAGGTGGTGAACCATCTAATATATCTAGGTTATAAAGTTCTTTCGGTAAATCTTTTCTTTTTGCAAAAGTTGTAATTGATTCTAAAAAACTAAATTTTGGTTTATGATTTTCTTTGTAAACTTCTACCATTTTAGGATCTATATCGTTGTGACCTATTAC